AGGGTCCAGATACGAAAAAGGCGCCAGAAGGCGCCATGTTTTGCGGTCGGGTAGCAGTTCAGCTTGGAGTGGGTTCGGGAAGCGGTTCATTTGGCCAGCCCTCTTCTAGCATTTCGGGCGTGAAGGTGCCGGCCGATAGTGCGTCGAGCAGTTCGGCCTCGCGGTTGAAGCACGCTTGAACGTGCGCACGAGCAGCCGTGGCCACGCCGATAATCTGCTCAGCCGTCAGGTCAACGAAGCCGGCCACTGTCTTCCAGCGCAGCGAGTAGTTCGGATCAAGCATGGCCTGAACCGTGGCGCCAGTGATCAGCGCCTGGCTGTCGCGGCCGGTGTCGATGTGCATGCCGCCAACGTCGATACCCGCCACCTCGGCCTGCCAACGTCGATACCCGCCACCTCGGCCTGCCAGCGGCGGTCGGCGATCAGGCTAGGCCAGTCGGGTTCGGGCGCTGGCTCGGGCGCCGGCCGCTCATCGAGCACAACCCAGCCACTACCGACCCACTGCGCTACCTGCTCGCCTACCGTCTCCGGTGGCGCAGTTGGCGTCGAGTTGGCCGGCATCGGGCCGCGCGGGCCAGTCTCTACGCTGTGCGAGTAGATGCGCTGGGCATCCCATATGTAGAGCGTGATCATGCGGCCTCCAGGGCTTTGATGTAGGCGGGGATTACTGGGCTAAGCTGCGCATCCGGCAACGGGAACAGGGTAGCTCCGTCGTAGGTAATGCTGAACGTAGCAGCGATTGCGCTGTTATTTGCAGCGACCGTAAATTTTCCGGCGCCAAACGCCACCACCTGCCACAACGCACTGGCAGGAAGCGCAAACTCGGCCCATGTGACGCCGTCATATGATCTAACGGCAGACGTGCCGTTACCTCCTACCGCCATGAACATACCGTTACCGTAGGCGGCAGAGCGGTAGCCGATGGTGACTGGCACTGATCGTTCGACCCATGTGATGCCATCGGTGGATGTATACATTCGGCCAGTGAGAGTCGCAGCCATAAACATTCCGCCGCCATAGGCAATAGCTTGCCAATTAGCACTTACTGGCAGCGCCCTCTGCGTCCATGTAATACCATCAGGTGAGGTAGCGTAGATCTCGCTATTGCCCACAGCGATAAATGTTCCGCCTCCCCATCTTACGGTGTACCACGTTTGGTTAATTGGCAAAGCCCTCTGCGTCCACGTAACGCCGTCAGGAGATGTGGCGACAGTCGCACCGGACCCTACAACCACGAACACTCCGTTACCGAACGATACCCCGTAGCCCGACTGCCCTGCTGGCAAAGCCCTCTGCGTCCACGTAACGCCGTCAGGAGATGTGGCGACAGTCGCACCACTGATCGCAACCGCGACAAACACCCCATTACCGAACGCAACGGAGTTCCAGTTTGCGCTCACTGGCAATGTTCTCTGCGTCCATGTAATACCGTCAGGAGAGGTAGCCGCAATCGCACTGCTAGTCGGTTGAGGCCCTGCAGGCCTGTCGAGCCTTCCACCCAGGCGAGCCAGTTGCCAGCCAGGCCATGGTCGACAGTGAGGCGCACCGGTGATCCGCCGATGGCGGTGATGGGTCGGTACTCCAGGCGCGGCTGCATCAGCCGCAGGGTGTCGCGCATGGTAGCGCCCTGCACGATGTGCAGATCAAGTTTGGCGGGTTGCATGGAAAACTCCGGGCGTAAAAAAGCCCACCGGAGTGGGCTATAACCAGCCTTGAATGCGCCAGTCCGGGTGATCGACCTGGCGAACAGTCTGGCCTGTCAGTGGGTTGTATGTTGCAAGCTCTGCAGTCGGCCAACCGAAGGCTGCCTGCGTTATGACGGCCATCTCCCCCCTCACGCCGGCCGGCGTGAGGACGGGAGTGACATGCAGCTCTTCGCTTTCCGTGGCGCGCACACTCAAACCGTGAGTCTTATTGCATCTGGTGATGGCGCTCCGGACTACAAAGCGTGAGCCAAAGCGGGTTTCGTCAGGCGCGTATACGTCAGTTTCGCTCGGCATTCCCGTTGCGAAGATGGTAGCGATAGTTGCCCAATCTCCGATTACTGGCTGATCGGTGCGCACTTCCTCGCTGTCCCACGAGCCAACCTGCTGCACCATCTCAAGGTCCGCGTAGGTAATCTGCCCGCTCCACGGAGGCGAAAAGCCCGTGCTTTCGACCGCAACTACCCGAGAGCGCTCGTCATGCGACTCGACTTCAACAGCGAGCCCGCCCACGGAGTATTCGGCGCTTGTGACCCGCTCTGTCTGCCAGTGAATATTCCATATCTGCTTGCTGTACGTTTCGGCGTTCGGCTCGAACTTCTCCCCCTTACTCCCCGCTGGGTCGCTGGATTCTGTGCGAGAGTACCGAGTCTTCAGCCGAACCAGCTCTTCTGTTCCGTCTTCCCTATACCACGCTCCGACGACCCGCCCCGATCGCTCTCTCAGCTCGCTGAAGGTTCCCACATGCGGATATGGATATACACCCGCACCAGTTGAGTAGTCAGGCGGGATATCGGTAAAAACTAAAGCCCCGGTCGAAGGGTTGATCGCTACAGCGCGGCGCTGAGAGTCACGGCTATAACTAACCTGCCCGAGCGCGCTCGGCATATCCGCGACAACTCGATAGGACAGACCAGGCGTGCCGCTCTCGTCCACCCCGATCACAACTTCGACCAAGCCCACAAGAAACTGGACGAACTCGCCGCTCGCACCCAAATAGCTTGCCTGCAAGCCAATCAAGTATTTGGTGCCGTCTGGATTTCTGTCTAAACGAAAAAGCGACGGCGCCATTGCATTGGCCACCGGCTGATTGTTCAGCGGGTTAAGGATCTGCGTAATCCCAGCCGACACATCCGTGATGCTGAAAGGAACCGACGCAATCAACTCTTCGGATGTTGGAAATACTTCATGAAGGGATAGGTTTTTGCCGGCAGACCAGCGAATACGGAACAATCGCGTAACGCCATTCAACCTGGCGATGGTCGATGTGTCATCTAACAGTCGCCGACCAATCGACTCCGCGCCGGCGGAGACCAAACACTCTGACTGTGGCGGATCTGGCTTGCCGATATCCCACAGCGAACTGCTTGTCTTCGGCTCGTAAGCAATCGCCGCGCTGTCATACCAGTACGGCGGGTCCGGCAAGCGCCGTGGCTCGCGCCCCCCGCTCGGCTGAATCAGAGGGCGCCCGACTCCTGGGGGGGTGTGATAGACCAGCCCATGCCAGGGATAAGGGTCGATCGCCTCGATGTGGAGCGGGGAGGCCCAGTTTGATTCGCAGCTCATATTGTCGGAGGCGCCTTGATGTAGGTGAACACAACCTCGTTACCGTTGGCGTCGACCATGGTGATCGAGGCTGCGCGACGGACCTTGAAATAACCGCTTCCATCGATGGTTTCGACGAATTCCGGCTCGGTTGCGTATGTGCGCGACACTTCCACGAGAGGGCCGGCAATTCCGCCCCCGACTGTGCTGGCCGGCGGCTTGTACACCCCCCGCCCCGTAGACGGCGGCAAGGCGCCCACCGGCGCAATCGGCCGCAACGTCCGACGCTGAGCCGGCGGGGTGGTCAACCGGTTGATGTCCTCGGCCACGGCCTTGCCGGTATTCCTTCGAGACGTCTCATTGGCCTGCCCAATGGCACGGCGGCTGGTCTCGTTGTTGCGGCCGATAGCGCGGCGACTCTGCTCCATTGCCTGCCCGATGGCTCGGCGCTCATCACCGAGGGCCATCAGGGCGTCACTACGCCAGGCAGGCTATGCACGAGCAACACCCATGGCCCCGCATCCAGGCGCCGCAGTTGAAGCATCACGCTGGCAACGGGGAGTTCCATCTGATAGCTGCCTGGCGAGTCCGGCACCGGGGTGAGCGTCGCGCCGCACACCAGTTCAGCGGTGACGTTCTCGAGGATCAGGCCGTTCGCCGGATTGCTGACCGTGAGCAGGTAGTCCTGCGCGGTGATCTGCGCAGCGCCGGGGTAGCCGGCAAGGTCCGGAAATTCCAGGTGAGGCGTGTCGATCGGCTGCCAGACTGTATAACCGTGGGCGCGGGACGAGCCCCGGGGATAGACGTTCAGCCATGCCCCGCCCTCGACGTAGCTACCGCCCTCTTCAGGCGCACGCTCAAGAGGCGTCCATCTCGTTTCGGTGATGGGGCCGCCCTCCACATCGCGGAACGCAACGGCCAGGTACTGATCTTCCGTGTCCAGATTGACATAGTGAGTGCCGGTCTCGACCAGCAACTCAGGCGCAGGCGCGCCGTGCCCTTCGTAAATGTGCTGCACCGTTGCCATTACGCGATCTCCGTAGTCAGAAAATTGCCCTCGCCATCGACGAGTAAATTGCCGCTTTTGTCGGCCAGCGCCCCGTCAGGAGCGCTGCCGCCCTCCAGGGCCGTGACCCGCTGCTGCAGGTCTTCGATGCGCGCCAGGAGGTCGTTGAGCTGCCCCGCCGTGACGTCGCAGTAAATGCTGCTCCCGGCGGGCCAGTCCTGATCCAATGTCCCCTCCCGGGCGCGTACCAGGGTGGCAACCCCAGCGACGACGGAGGCATCGACGATTTCCCAGCGGTCGCCCTCGGCGCTGGTGAGTGTCAGCCGGTAATCGCCATCCGGCAGTGACAAGGCGGCATTCGTCGCCCAGGCCGTGAGTTCGATCGCCTCGCGGTAGTTGTTGACGTATCTCATCAGAGCTCCAGGGTGTTGTTCGGGATGCCGACGCGGTACAGCGTTTCGCTGGAAAGCTGCCGCTCATCGCGGTCTTCGGCGGGTATCTCGTCAGTCACGGCGTCCATCCGTCGCGGGAACAGGTCGAGCCCAGGCGTCACGGACGAGTAGTTGCCGGCGAAGCCTTCCAGTGCGTCGTCGTAAGCCGGCGAGCTCAGGCGTCCGCCGAGCTGAGTCGGCAGGTCGTTGGATGGAGCAGAATCCCCGCCGCCGCCGCCGCCCGTGCTGCCAGAGCCGATTCGCTCGGGAAGCGTCAGCGGATCACTCACACCGCCGCCGCGCATCACGGCGATGCTCAGCGTGGTGATCGCCTCGCCACTGGCCAGGTTGAAGCTGTCCACGACGCGGCGACACTTGCCGATGGCGTGTGCGCCCTGGTCGTTGAGTTCCAGCGTATGTATCAGGTCGATGCCCAGCGCGAGGCTGGTCGGCACCTGCCAGGGGAGCGCGGCCTCGCGGTGCGCGGCGATGATCTCGGTATTGCCCATGTGCAGCGCCACGTTGAGCGCAGCATCGCGCCTGGCGTCGTCTTCGAGATCGCTGCTGCCGCTGTTGCCGCCGAGGATGGGTTCGTCCGTCCATTCCTGCGCGCGGTCGTCCTCGATGTCGACGGTGTAGCCTGCGCGCTGTACGACCCGCGACGCCTCAGCCTCGCCGGCAGTTGTTGCCAGGGTCAGGCTGTAGGTTTCGGTCACCGTCTGCACCCAGCGACGCGCGCCGACCCAGCTGACGCCGAGCAGCAGATCATCAAAGGTGTTTTGCCAGGGCGCGCCGTCACCGCATGGATCGGCCATGGTCAGCGGCAGCGAGTAGTAGTCCGGGCTGATCAGCGTCTCGCCGTTGCCGCTGGCGGCGTCCTCGATCATTTCCTTAGTGGGCAGCTCGTGACTATTGGCACGCCAAAGGCAGAAGCCGCCAAGCCCCGTCTGCCCCTGAGTCACCGGAGACTGCCAGCTGTAGTTCTTGTTGCGCTGCCACAGCCGGCTGTAGCGGTAGCTAAATTCGATCTCGACTCGGTTTGTGGTGCGATCCAGGTCACCCTGCTGCAGTTCTACCGACTGATACAGCGTGGCGCCAGGACCGAACACGAAGTCAGGCGCGGCGGCGTACCAGTTCGTCACGCGCATGACGCCGTGCGGCGAGCAATCGAGACTGGCGGTCCGGGTGCTGAGACGCTCGCTGGCATAGTCCCAATGGCTGCGACCCTCGACCGGTTCGAACACATCCGGCGACCAGTACCCGCCGACCAGCGCGTCAATTGCGGACACGGTCATGCCCTCTACCCGCTGCTGCAGCTGGTCGGAGCATTCGCAGCTCAGCACCCGCTTGACCGAGTTCCAGTTGGCGATACTGATCTGGCCGGTGTAGCGGCGCGCCTCGGTGGTTTCCCCCTGGCTCGTACTGATGTAGTCGATCGTGACCGGACGGCCCTTCCAGTCAGGCGGCACGACGGCAACGCCCGGCGCGATATGCAGGTCAAAGCCAGCAATCCCGGCCGCGCCCTCCTCCCGATCCACCGTGACCGTGCCTGTCAGTTGCGCCGTCAGGTCCACACCGCCCACCAGCACGCGCAGCGCCCAAACGTAGCTGCTCGCGCCAGGGACCAGCGTTTCTCCCGGCTGGGGTTCTGGCGGCGTCTGCCCCGGCCCCACGATGATGATGACGTTGTGCTGCGACGCCACGCCCAGCGAGTTCAGCGGCGCGCTGTTTAGAGGCGAGGCGTTGAGCATTAGGTTTCTTCCCAGGTGATGGACCAGGTGTGCGCGGACGACTGCGACTTCGGCGGTTTGGTGGCAAATACCGAGTACACAGGCAACCAGGACACTTGGTAATCGGTAGCACCTGCCACGGCAGTGACGGTCACCACTCCCTCGTTGGTTACGCACGGGGTGCGCACCCAGCGCCCTGCCAAGAAGGCGTGCGCCCACGGCGCCAGGTCCGGCCGTGGCGTGCTGGTGAGCGTGAACGCCGGGCCAGGCCCGACGATGTTGCTCACCTGCATGCTGCGCAGCTCGAGCGGCTGGCTGAAGTCCAAACCATCCAGCCCGGGTGGCATCAGGCCCGTGCCGGTGATGGTTCCGGCCGTTTTCTGCCAATGCTGCATCTTGGCTGCCGCGCCATCGCTCATACGGAGCACGGTGCTGCCGCCGATGGCCTCTTCGCTTTGTTCCGGCGCACCCGCGTGCGCCACGATCGGCACGCCGCCGAGCATGATGGTCAATGACATGGGTGCCCCGTTATCGGTGAGTGCGGCCAAACTTCCGCGCCGCGGCGCGTAGCGGGTCGACCTGGTTGGCAGCTGCGTACAACTGGTAGGTGTCGCCCCCTAGCTTGAAGTCGATAACCCCAAGCCTTGGCATGTGCGGCTCCATGCTCGCTACCTGGCCGATCAGACCGCCCTCGGCAAAGCGCGGAATGGATGGCGGAACGATGCCCTGGTTGATCATGTTCAGGAATGGCACGCCCAGCTTGCGCACCGCAGCGGCATTGATCATGTACTCGCCGTTCGAGCCATACATGAGAATGCTGTCGCTGGTACCGGTGCCAGGCCCGCGGATATAGCCACCCGTCGCATAGCCCGCCGGCTCCGGGCCAGGGTCTTGCAAGGTGTAGGGCTGGCTGAAGTCGTACTGTGCACCGACCTGCACGATGATCTCGCGCTTGGCTAAAGCATCGAGCGCCGATTGAACCTGCGCCAGAGCAGCGTCATCCATCTTGACGCTGACCGGCATGTCCTGCAGCTCGGCAGCCGCTGACTTGAGGCTCAGCATTTCCTGCTTGATGTCGGCGATCTTCTGCTCGGCACGGCTCTGCTCGATGTCATTGGCGGCGAGCTCAATGTCGCGCAGCTCGCCAATGAAACCTTCGAAGCCGTAGGTGTTGGCGCCTGCTGCACGCAGTTCCTCAAGCATCTTGAGAGCCGCCTGCGCCTGCGCTTGCGCGCCTTCGACGTCACCAGCGCGCAACGCTTCACGCGCTCCGACCTTTAGCGTTTGTGCAGCACCGTACGACGCCTCACCGCCAGCGCTCATGCCAGCAATGGCTTCCTGGTATCGCTTTTCGATATCAAGGCGTTTGCTGCGAACCTTCTCAAGTTCGCTGTTGGCCTTCTTCTCAGCGGCTACCAGTGCCTTGGCGGCAGCCTCCGATGACTTCACCAGGCGATCCTGCTGGGATTTGAGTTCGGCGATGTAGGTGTTGCGGGAACTGATTTCCTTTTCGCGCTCCGCTTCCGCCTGAGCCGCTGCGGCAGCGGCGGCGGCACTCAGCTCAGCGCTCATGCCTGTCTGCTGTTCAACAATCGCGGCGCGGAAAGCTACCAGGGCTTCGCGCTTGGCTTTCAGTTCGTCCTCACTGAACCACATGCCGGCTAACGTCGTGTTCAAACCAGTGCCGGACAAGCTGCGGTCGATATCAGCAATTTGCTGGTCGACCTTGTCCAGCTCAGTGACCATACCTGTGGCGTTTGCTGCAACGAAAGCAATGCGCTGCCCGAGGTCAACAAACTCGGAGGCGCCATCAACTGCTGAGCCGGCCAGGGTGGCCAGCGCAGACGCAAGTTTGACCAGGTTGTCGACAACCACAGGATCGCCGAGTGTATCGCCGAGGCTGTTGATCGCTTCAATCAGTGGCTCCACATCAGCCTTGCCGATCGCTTCATTCCAACGATCAGACAGGGCGGTCATGGCGCCGCCGACAGTTTCTGGCAGGCTTTCGGCCTCTGCGCGCAGCACGGCGAGTTGCTCGACCAGGGCAGTGGTCACCACGTCGGCGGTAAGCAAACCCTGCGACGCCATCTCCTTCAGCGAGCCGATCGGGACGTTCAACGAATCGGCGAGCGCCTGCATGAGGCGGGGCGCCTGCTCCGCGACAGAGTTGAACTCTTCCCCACGTAGCGCACCAGCGCCCAGTGCCTGCGCAAATTGAATGACGCCGTTCTCGGCTTCCTGCGCGCTTGCACCGGAGACGCGGAACGATGTTGCGACAGCCTCGGTGACCGCCAGAATGTCCTTCTGGCTTCGCCCGGCCTCTTGCAACGGACGGCTGATGCGCTGGTAAAGGGTTGCAAGGGACTCAAGAGGCGCCTGTGTTGCAGTGGCGATGCGTCGCAGTTCGGACTGTGCGGTGTTGAACTCTTCCTGAGAGCTGGTCGCTAGCTTCAGACGAGCGTTCATCAGGTTGTAGCTATCGGCGGCGTTTGCAATGCCGCGTACAGCACCGGTCAACGCCGACACCGAGAACACGCCGATCAGCGCTTTCCCGGCGCTGGCCAGCTGCCTGTTCATCGTTTCAAGCTGCGAGTTCACCTCATCGAAAGCGCGCTTGGAGTTGTTCTTACCGTCAATCACCAGCTGCGTCGTTACCTTGGCCATCAGCATATTTCCTCAGCATTCGTTTGAAATCTGCTTCCTTCGCCTTTGCCGCACGCGCGGTGATTAGCGCCACGCGATTCGCGGCACGCTCCTCTTGGTCGATGGCAGCGAGAAAAGTCTCAATCTGTGGCAGGGTGAAGTCCTGCACGGCAGCCAGCGCATGCCCCGCGCCAATCAGACGTTGGACGACAACTCCCCACTCAGCGCCCTTACCATTGCCGGCAGGGCTTCGCCGAAAAAACTGGAGTTGACCCGCACCACCTCGACCATCAGTTGTACCGAGACGGTTGCCGGTATGAACCACAGTTGCCAGCGCTTGAGGCTGGTGGTCACGAGCAGCACCCGGCGCAGTTCGCGGCTGTGCGTGGCGGCGTAGCGGTTGATTTGCTGCACGCTGGCCTGGCTGAACAGCTCGACCAGTGCGCCAGCCGATTTGCCATAGCGCTCGAAGTGCCGAAGCTTCACCGGCAGGATCTGCACGTCACGGCCCATCACCTCAACAGTGACCGGCTCAGGAAACAGGATTTGCAGGTCTGACATGACTTTTCCTTGGGCAATAAAAAACCCGCCGAAGCGGGCTCGTGGACACACGTATCTATTTGGAGCATAGCCTTGACCAGGCTTCCTCAAACTCAGCTCCAGGCATTTCTCCTTCGACAACGGAAACCCCGCCACCCGAAGCTATATAACGCTTGAAACCGTTATAGGCGCTGAACCCATTCTTGGCGTTGACCTCTCCACACGGAACGCCCGATTTACCAACGAACTGATTCCGGAACTTCGCCGAATCTGCGTCTTTCAACCTCGACTCGACAGACCGCTGCCCGACCCGAATGACGACATACTCGCTAGGCGGAGCTGGGCTTGCCTTTGCCGGCTGTATAGGCCTTTCTCCATCTCGCGTGACAAGCAGCACTGCGCCAGCAGTTACCGCAGCGATCAACACTGAGGCGCCGAACAATTGGCTTCGTGTAAACGCAGCGAGTACCCGCCAGCTTGTTCCAGCAACTTTTCTTGCCGGCCTCACGGCAGCGTCGACTTTTCGCTTCCGCTCGGCTCGCTCAGCTTCCTGATAGAGCAATTCAGCCTTCTTGGCTCGGGCAATGAGCGCCTTCTCGTAAAACGCGCCACACTGAGGGCACTTGGCTGGCTGCCCAAACTCCGGCTCAGCGGCGACGTGACTGCAAGCAGGGCATTGCATAAGGTTCCCTCCCAATTGACGGGAGGGAATCTACCACAGCGAATTAAGCCACCGCCGTGTTCTGCACTTCCCACTGCCACATGGCGGCTTCGTCGGCGTCCATGATGTTCGGGTCGGCCAGCAGTTTGATCTGCACGGGGATGGTGCCGAACTCTGCCCCCTGGTTCAGCGGCACACCGCCGTTGAGGGCGATCTTGCAGTAGAAGCACTGGATGCGGCGCTTCTCACCGTTGCCCCCTTCGTTGGTCTGGCCGGTCATCACGCGGTAGAACTTCTGGCCGGTGGTGAATGGCTTGATGACATCCACGGTCGGGTAGCTGTAGTCCACCAGGATCGGCAGGCTGCGCAGCTCACCTTCCGGCGGAGTGGTGGCGGCGATGGCGGCGGCCAGCGGCGCGCCCGGCAGAATGCGAATGCCGTAGGGGCCGACCGCGTAGTCCACGTTGCGGGCATAGGTGGTCGCCCCGTCCTCGCTGGTCACCGCAGTGACTTCAAGCGGGATGTTGGCCAGCATGATCGCGCGATCGATATAGGCAGCATGTTCCTCACCCGCTACCGAGCCGCTCGGCACCTGGGTGACGGAACCGTACATGGCAATAGCGGCGGCGCGAGGGCTGAAGGAGACCGCCTCGCCGGTCAGGTTGATTTCGCTGGTGGAGGTCACGCTGTCCAGCGGCGGCAGCCCGATACGGGTCGGGTCATTGATGGTGATTTCGGTCGTGGTCGGTTCAGCGGTAACGTTCTGCAGCTTGAACACTTCCTCGAAGTTCCAGTTCGGCCACGCGGAAACGAAGATCGGGCCGCGGAACAGCTGGGTGTAGTTCATCAGACTCATGGGGTTCTCCTGGCCTGCGGCCGTCAGTTGTAGCTCTCGACGTACAGCACGCCGATGGTGAGGGTGATGCTGTGGGTGGTTTCGCCAGCGCTGGCGAATCGAAATTCGGCCTGGTCGTCTTCTTCCAGTAGGCCGGGGAATTTGCGTTCGGGCTGGTCCTGGCCAAAGCCGAGCGCCCGAAGGATGTCGACGTGCACGGCCGATAGCGCCGCCTCATCCGCGCTTTTGGAGAACTGGACTTCGATCTCATAGGTGCGCACCCGCGTCGCTTGCACTCCGGCCGCGCTGGTCTTGGCGTCGTGCTGCGGGCGGATTAGCGCGAGTGGCAGCGGCGCTTTGTCTGTAGGTTTTTCCGTTGGGCCGTAAACGCGCTGGAGTTCGGTGTGGAAGCCGTTGGCGGGCTTGATCTGTTCAAGCCGTGAGCGCAGGCCCTGGCTGATATCGCTGGCCTTGGTCATCGCGCCCCCTTTGCAATCTCTCGCCTGATCCGCTTCTCGAATTCCTGTTGCAGGAAGATGTTCGTCCAGCGGATCGTTTGGCCATCGGTGAGTTGCTTGAACCAGTACGCCACCGATGGGCCAAGCGCTGGCGACAAGAAGCCTTTCGGCGCGCCACGCACCTTGATGCGGGTGCTCCATGGCATTCGGCTGAAGCTGGACGGGTTAACGAAGCCTGCCGCGACCTTGTGCCCTTTCGGACCCTTGACCCAGATACGGGCTCGGGTCGCGCTGATCTTGCTGTAGCCCCAGCCGAGATACCGCGTTACGGGCACACCGGAGCTGGACGGGATGACTCGGGCGTTGGTAAGCCGACCACGCGCACGCTTCACGCGCAGTGCTCGGCGGCTGTAAACCGGCGTCAGCGAGCCGCGCAGAGGGTTCACATAGCGAACTGTGCGCGCCTTTGTTGCAGTGGTGTTCAGCGCACCGCGCAGCACCGGATCGACCTGGCGACTGACCTCCGCAAGCCGTGCTCGCGCCATGTCCAATCCGGTAATCTTGACCGAAACCTGCATCAGACGCCCTCCAGCCAAAGCCCACGCACGACGCCGTCGTCCGACTCGTCGGCATAGGCGATCACGTTGTACAGCGCGCCACCAACCAGCAGCTGGTCATCAGGTTGCGGGCGACCGACCTCGATCAGCGCCACCTCGGCGCGGGTTCGGTAGTCGGTGGTCTGGCCCAGTTCATCGCGATAGGGCGCCTCATGCGTCAGGTGCACGCGACAGGGAGTTGGAACGCCCTCGAGTGGCCTGTACTCACCCGGGGTACCGGCCAGCTCGCTGCAGGTGATGACCACCTCGGCGCGCTGGCCGGTGAAGTCCCGGACGTCATCAATAAGCAGCAGCCTGTCGGCAGTGCGCAGGTAGCGGCCGGCGCGCAGGCCCTCGTCCCACCAGGCTCTGACGGTGACCTTGGCCGGTGCACGTAGCCCGGTTGCCGCTGGCGGCTCGGCGCTCTCCTTCGAGCGAATTCCGACCCAGAGCCAGTCGAGAACACGCGGGCGCAGCTGACCATCCAGCTCGACCAGATCGGCCGGGGTATTGAGATTGCCAGAGCGCATTCAGACCCCCAGGTTGATTCGGTACGGATACAGCAGGTTCTGCCAGGTGGGCATACGCGTGTAGATGGTGCCTACCACTGCCGCCTCGCGGTTGGCATAGAGCTCGGCGGCGCCGATCAGGATCGCCGCACGCACGCTGGCAGGCACCGCTGCATAAACAGGTTCGCCGACCTCTGGCTGCACGTCAGCAAGCCAGGGAATCGGGCGGTTGAGAAACTGGCTGGCCTGCTCGATTGCGGCATCCAGCTTGAGTTGCAGATCAGCATCCTCACGCCCGTGCCGAATCCGCAGGTGGAGCTTGAGGTCATCGAGGGTTGGCGCGGGCATGGGATGCTTCCTTGGTTACTTAGCCGCCTTGCCGGCGGTGGCCTTGTCGGCAGCGGCCTTTTCGGCAGCGGCTTGGTCAGCGGCAGCCTTGTCAGCGGCAGCCTTCTCAGCAGCGGCTTGGTCAGCAGCGGCCTTGTCGGCAGCAGCCTTCTCAGCGGCGGCTTGGTCAGCGGCAGCCTTGTCAGCAGCAGCCTTGTCGGCAGCGGCCTTCTCAGCAGCGGCTTGGTCAGCGGCGGCCTTGTCGGCAGCAGCCTTCTCAGCGGCGGCTTGGTCAGCGGCAGCCTTGTCAGCAGCGGCCTTTTCGGCCTTCGCATCGATGACCTCGGCATAGTCCTTCTTGACCAACTGCTTGCCGTGCACGTCGGTGGTCTCGAAGGTTTTACCGGGGTCCACGACAGCGCCGCCGATATACAGCGGTTTGAGTGCTTTGAGCTTCATGGGGCGTTCTCCATGGCTGCCGCCTTGCGCCGACAGCCATCAGTAGACGGTTCGCCCAGCCTTACGGGGCCGGAACGGTGAAGGTGCCGAAGATGAACGCCTCTGGCCGCTTGACGGCGAGCGCGAGGCGCTCCTCGCAGCGGATCGAGATCATGTTCTTCTCGAAGTCGTCGGCGTTCTCGGTGGAGATCACCACGTTGGCGTCCTCGCGATCGAAGATCTGCGCGCCGGTCTGGAAAGCGCCGGTGAGGAACTTGCCCTGGAAGGCGGCGATTTCGGTCGATACCACCGGCAGGCCCCACAGCGTGGGGCCAACCACGCCCAACGGGTTGCCGATGATGTAGCGGCCCAGGCTGTCCTTGGTCAGCTCGATCTTCGCCCAGTCGGTGAAGTGCAGCACATGCCCGCTGGCCGGCAGGCGCGCCAGCTGAGCCTGCAGCATCGCCAAGCGCAGCTCATCGATCTGGGTCATGTCGGCCGGTGCGAACGCAGCGGAGAACGCGCTGGCCTGCGGCACGATGCCGTCCAGGTGTGCACCGGTACCGTCACCGAACAGAATCTCCTGCTCTTCGACGTACTTCAGGCCGTAGCGCATTTCAGCATCGACGGTCGACTGCAGCTGGGCGAAGTCGTCGAGGATCTGCTTGGACGCTTTGAACATGTGCGCGATGGTGGTCACCGGCGTGATCTTGGTGTCGAAGCTGATGTTGCTGTACGGCTTGGCAGTGTTCTCCGCCACCACGGCAGCGGCATTGGTGAAGCCGGTCTGCTGCACCCAGAAGATCGCAGGCGAGGTGGTGCGCCCGGTCGCGATGAGGTCGCGAATGAACAGGCGCTGCTTGGGCATGATGTCGATGCCCGGCAGGCGCTGCGGCTCGACCACGCCTTCGGCCACGTCGACGCTGAGCAGCGCGGCGTTCACCGGCACGCTGATGCGGCGGTTGCCCTGGACGCTCTTGGCGAATTCCTTGAGCGCCTCGCTCTTGATGACTTCGGCGCCTACGGTGGTCCGCTGCGACGCGGAGGCCTGCGCAGGAATGCGTGCGAAATCCTGTTCCAGCTCGCCGAGCTGGGCCTTGAGTTGTTTCTCGGCATCGGTCAGCGAGTTGAACTTGAGAGCCAGCTCGTCAACCGTCGCCTTGGTTTCGGCAGACAGGTTGCCAGCCTTCTTGGCTTCATCGAGAGCCGACTCGGCTTTCTTGCTGAAATCGCTGGAGGCACGCTCCAGCTCGGCGCTGACTTTTTTCAGGAGTTCAGCAGTAGAGGAATCAGTCATGGTTTTCTCCGTTTACTGGGTAGCGGCTGCCGTGAAACGCGCCAGGGCGCGCTGCAAGTCGGCGATGGGTTCGGCCAGGTCGGCCGGGGTGTCGGCAGCGTCACGCGTACCGTGGCTGGCAGCGCTGGGCGTACCGGCCTTGAGTTGTTGCAGCAGCGAGCGGCGCTCACTGCGCGGCATACCTTGCTTGGCGAGAATCACGTCGAGCTTGTGCGCGGCGAACTGGCTGCCGCTGCGCGCCTTGGTGGATTCCTTCACGGAGTCGGAAGGCAGCAGCGAGTCAGCAAAGCCCTGTTCGATGGCGGCGCTGCCGTTGATCCAGGTTTCGCCATCCATGAGCTTTTGCATGGCGGCAATGTCATCACCGGTGCGGGTGGCGTAGATGTCGGCCATCGCTTCGTCGAACGGCTCGAGCGTGTCGGCGAAGTCGCGGAAGTCGTGGCGGTTTCCCACGGCTCCAGCCCAGCAGTTGTGGATCATCAGGAAGCCGCTGCGGGCCACCTGGATGGTGTCCCCAGCCATCGCGATGATGGAGGCGGCCGACGCCGCCATGCCAAGCACCCGGACGGTTACATGCCCCTTGTACTCGCGGAACACGTTGTAGATCGCTAAACCCTCGAACATGTCGCCGCCGGGCGAGTTGATGTTTACGGTGACGTCAGCGCCGGCCATCCCTTTGAGAATGCCGGTGATGCGCTTGGCGGTTACGCCCTCGCCGGTCCAGTAGTCGTAGCCGATGGGGTCAAGCACGGAGATCGTGTTTTCTTCATCGTCCGCGGCCGCCAGGATGCTCGGGTTCCAGCGCTCCAGCGCTTGTGGGCGCAGGTCGAACGAGACGCCAGCGCACGGGCGCGCCTCCGGAGCAACCGGAAGATTTCGGATGGTCATTGGTCAGTCTCCAGCTTGGGCGGCAGGCGGGTTCGAGGCGGGTGCGGTGTTGAGCCAGTTTTGCAAGGCTGCCCGTGCCTGCTCGCTGTCGGTGCGTTGCTGCCCGAGCTGGTCAAGAGGCATGAGGTTCGATTGCACGGTGTAGACATCCCCGCCAGGGATCAGCGGTTGGTTTTCCAGGCGCGCAACGGTGTTGCGGTTCATCCAGCCGTTTTGCAGGGCGCTGGCATACCACTCGCGCCGTGCAGCCAGATCCGCACGTAGAAGGCCTTCGACGGAGAACTCCGCATAGACGGTTTCCGCCTCGGCCTCTCCGATCAAGCAGCGGATGATTTCCTGCTCGATGTTGTCGAGTAGCGGACGCAGCGTGTTGGTGAGGAACTGAAGGTTCTGGCCCTCGACGCTGCTTGCCCAACTGCTCTGCTTGTCCGTATGGCCAACCATGAACGGCGGTACGCGGAACCAGCGGCAGATTTCCTCGATCTGGAAGGCGCGCGTTTCCAGCATCTGCGCGGCTTCGGGGTTCATGGTGATGCCCTGGTACTTCAGCCCTGCCTCGAGCACCATCAGCTTGCCGGCGTTCTTCGATCCCGCGAATGCGGCGAGGCTTTGCCGGAGCTGCTCGCGCTGCTCTGGCTTGAGTGCACCGTTTTCGTTGGTGAGCACACCAGAAGCCTGCAGACCTTGTGCGAACACGCGGGCGGCGGCTTCGTCCGCTGACATGGCCGCGCCCAGCACCTCCCGCCCAGCCTTCACCGGCATGATCCCGCAGACCCCGTCCAGGCCGAAGCCACGGATATGCATCAGGCTCTTCTCGGGAATCGGCCGCTCTGTTCCGTTCTCGTTGTAGATGTACTCCAGCCGGCCGTTTGATTGCCGCTTGACGCGCATGTGCTGCGGCAGCAGCGGGACCAGCGCAACTATGCGGCTGCCGATCAGCTTCTTCTCAACGAACGCATTGCCGCGCAAGGCGAGGCTGGCGACGATCATCAGCATGAAGCGCCCGGGCGTCATTTCGGCGTTAGGGCTGATGCACAGCACCCGATAGAGCGGGTGGTCGGTGGCGACCGTGCGGGAGCCGTCCGGCTGCCGACGGTAGAGCTTGAGCGGCAAGGTGGACACTGTTTCGCTGAGCAATCGAACGCATGCCCAGACGGTGGACAGTTGCAGCGCGGCGTCCACGGTGACGCTCTTACCGCTCGTGGACTGGCCGAACCATTCCTCCCAGAACGTGCCGCTGGTGAGGCCGATCGGAACGCCCAGCCAATTGAGCAGGGCACTCTTCACGCGGCCTGGTTTCTTTTCGTTGGCCATCAGACCCCTACCATGATCGGGTTGGAATAGAAGCCATCCGGATCGCCCGGCGGCTCTTCAAATTCAGATGCGGTCGCACGGGCTACGGCCATGAGCAACGCCAGGACGCCATCGATTTTTTCGCTCTCGCGATCCTTGGCGATCTGGCTCAGGCCGTTGAACTTGGAGGTGAGCTTCTTGGCGTTCGAGATCATCCAGTCCATGACCGGGTTTTCCTCGTGCACCAGCTCGCCGGTCAGCACCAGGTTCTCCGTCTCGATGATTGGCGCGGTGAAGGTGGTCGGGTTCTGGCCGATCTCGACCATGGGCACGCCCTTCTCCATGAGCTTCTTGGCGAAGTACGGGGCGAACTTGGGGTCGTAGTCGACCTCCTCCACCGCGAACTCCTGCAGGAAGCCTGGCTTGATCACCTTGTCGGGGTCGTTGGGGTCGCGCTGGCCGGCGATGGCATCGCCGATCACGTCGAAGTCCGTCGCGTTACCGGGCGTGATGTGCAGGTACCCAGCCGCCGCCCACTTGAGGTAGTGCTTGTTCTCCGGGAGGTTGGCCTGATGCTCGTTCTGGTAGAAGCGCCAGAAGGCGAAGTACTTGCCCTCCTCGCGAAACACCAGGCACAGCGCGGCGATGTCTCGGCGCTCGGCGAGGTCTAGCCCGATCCAGCAACGTTTGCCGCGGAAGTCATCAAGGCTCAGCTCCTTGCGCTCACAGCGCCGCCAGTCCGCCAGAGGGAGCCACTTGGCGCCGCCGCTGAGCCAGATGTTCAGGCGCTTGGTCTTGAACTCGGGCTGTTCGGACGGGAGACGAATGGCGCTGTTGCAGGCGTCCCGCAGGCCTTGTTCGTAGACCGAAACGCCGAGGTTGGGGTTGGCCTTGATCCACTCGTTCGGCTCTTGCCACTTATCCGGATCGTCAACGGTGTAGATGATGGCGAGGAATTCGTCGTCATCGAAAACACCCTCGAGCACCTTCTCGGCGTAGCCGTGGAGTTCGAAGCCAGGGCCACGAAGGTTCACGCCGGCCGTGGTGATCATCCACATGAGCCATTGGCGGCGCGCACCGGTACCGGAGCGGATCACGTCAATGATCCCAGCGTCCGGATGGGCGTGGACTTCGTCGAGGATCGCGCCGTGCGGGTTGAGGCCGTCCAGCGACTTGCTGTCGCGACCCAGCGGCTTGAAGGTGTCTGCCTTGCCGCGAATGAACAACTCGCCGCGACGATCCGCAATCTTGCGGCGTAGGCCCGGGCTGCTGCCGACCATGCGCACCGCTTCGTCGTGCGTGATCTTGGCCTGATCCATCTTGGTGGCTGCGGTGTAGACCTCGGCGCCGCCCTCGCCATCAGCGAAGAACAGGTAGAGGCCTACTCCGGAGAGCTTGGTGCTCTTGCCGTTCTTGCGGGGCACTTCCTCCCACACGCGGCGGAAGCGACGGGTGCCGTCGGCGCGCATCCAGCCGAAGGCGAGCGCGACCCAGAACTGCTGCCAGAGTGAAGGCACGAACTGATGGCCAGCCCACTCGCCTTTCGAGTGGCGGAGGAACAGGAAGAACTCTAGCGCGTGCTGGGCGTGATCCTCGCTGAACCATAGGCCGCGTTTGTGGCCATCCTGCAGGTCCCGGTAGTGGCGCTCGACCGCCAGACGCGTCCACTTGCAGACGGGGATTTCGCCAGCCATGACCTGGCGGCCGTAGAGGTCCCAGTCAAAGGTGCGTTCAGTCTTCTCCACCATCAGTCTTGCCGCCCGGAATGGCGCGCAGCCCCATCCGCGCCTTGCGCTGGCGGAACTGCTCGATAGGGTCATCGCCGAACAGATCGCCCTGCGGCGTCGTCTGATCGGCCTTGAGCTTCTGGAAGCTGGGGATGGTCAGCGCCGCTTCGGGCAACCACTTGAGCAGCTCGCGCTTGTAGTCGCGGGCGACGTAGTAGGCCTGGTGCGGCTGCTCGTAGCCGTTGGGCGTCTTGACGTAGTAGCTGCCGTTGTCGCGCTTGAGCTTTTCGAGGAACTCTTCCTGGGCGACCCAGTTGCAGAACGTCTTGCAGATGACGGTCATCAGCAGACCGTCGGTGCGATGGATCAGCCCGTACTCCTCGAGCGCCGAGGTGACGTGCTCCCAGAGCTTCTTTTCCTTGGCGTTGAGTTTGACCGGCGGGGTCGGAGCCTCGGCGGCGATGGTCTGGCTGGTGGATTCCTCGGCTGAGCCCAGGCCACCCTCAATAACTTTCGGGTATGCATGGTCCATTGGGGTACCTAAAGGGGGGCCAACTTGACCCCCCCCCTATTTGAATTTCAGACGTGCGCGAAACTTGGCTCCCCCCGTCGTTCGGAGGTCGGATTTTGGGAGGTTTTGACCCACCTACCCCCACCGGGTCAGTCCCGGCCTGTTCGGTCGTGGCGGAGCCGGTTGTCGCAGTCGCGACAGAGCGAACGGACGTTGTCCTCATCAAGACCCAGATCGGGCCGTTCCTTGTACGGCTTGATGTGGTCCACGACTTTCATGGGGACGTATTCACCATTCGCCTCACAGACCTCGCAAAGGGGGTGGATGATGGCGTAGTAATCTCGAAAGCGGCGCCAGGCAACGGTGCTGTAGAACTTGTCGGACTCATCACGCTGCCGGTTGTACCGCTTGTGGGTCTGCTGCCGCATCGCAGCGCGGCGCTCATCGGACTGCGCCTGATGGGTCGGGCAATAGCTGCCAGTACCAACCAGCACACCGCACCCCGGATGGCAGCACGGACGCGGCGCGTGATTGCTCATCGCCGCCTCACCGGGCTCAACGCAGCCCGCCTCTCCTGCTGCCGCCGCTCCACGCCATCCCAGCCACCCGGCCGGAACGCGCCGGCCAGATTGCCGCCGCTCTGCCACACCGCCCAGGCGAACACCGCCAGCAGCACCACCAGCGGCCAGGCCATGGCAGGCACACGCAGCTCGCCGGTCAGGATGTAGATCACAGCAGCGCCCGCGCAGCCCATCACCAGCATGGCCAGGCACGACACGCCGCGCCGAAACCGCGCAGCACCACGGCGATAGGTGAACAGCCGCACGAACAGCACCAGGCAGATGAGGAACGTCACCTGCGTCAACAGAGCACTAACCATCCGCGCCTCCGTCACTGATCGATGGCACACCACGCCGGCGGATCGCAGCCAGCGCAAGCGTCACCACCAGCACCGCCGCACCGAACGCTGCCGGGCCGGGGTAAGCGAACGGGCGAAAGCCCCAGAACTCCGCGTCCACGATGGCCGGCGCGAACTGATAACCCATCACCGCCGACACCAGGAAGAACAGCAGCCGCTTCCAGATCGGCAGGTCATGCGTCGTCGTCACATACACCAGCGCACCCAGCAGCGCGCCGACAGCCGCATCGCCGTTCACGCCGGCCATGAATCCAGCCAGGCCGGCACCGGCCGCACCTGCCACCACAACGCCTGCCGTGGTGCTCGTTGGCTCAGCCATGCAACGCCTCCAGCGGCACAAATGAAAAAGGCCCACCGTTGCGGGTGAGCCTTGGAATGGGTGCCCTCTTGCGAGGGCTGGCCTGCCGGGGAACAGGCCGCGACACAGCACGTCGCTCGGCGGTTATCGCTGCGGGCGCAGCTCTACAACCATGGGCACTTTCTACAGCCGACATGCAACGCCCGCAACCGCCGATTTTTGCAAACGCTGTTCAACACGGTTGAACACACTTGAGCACGGTTTAACGCTGTTCGCGCCAAACCATCCCGACGAACGGTCATCCAGCAGCACCCACTTTCCGCAACTCCGCCGCTGCCTTCACCGCCCGAGCAGCGGCCTTGCGATCAGCCAGCCGCTTGCGCTCAGCCCGTGCGTTCTCCCGCGCCACGTCCCGCGCCGCACGCGCACGCTTCACCGCAGCCGCATGTGCATCCGTGCCCCGCTCTGCCAATTGCAGCCTGGCCAGCGCCACCGGCCACTCCGCCTGCAGCTCCGCATGCAACTCATCCACCTGCGCACGATACGTCCGCATCGAGATACCCAGCCGCGCACACTGCGCAGCCACGGCCATCGCCTGCGGCCCCTGGCAGTAGCGCACATGGGCCAGCCGCTGCAGCACACGCCCACGCGACCCGAGCCCGAGCGGCGCATCCTTCGCCATGCCATCCAGCGCCATACTCACCGCCTGGCTCGCACGGCTGATCGCCACCGCGCACTCCACCAGCGACAGGCAGCGATGCCCGCCCACGCCGCCCGGCGTATCGTCACCCATCCGCCCCAGCGGCGAGGCGATGGCCACATCCAGAGCAGGGTTCACAACCTCACGGCCCCACGCCTGCAACAGCACCTCCATGGCCTCGATCATGCTCTGCCCCCCAACCCAACACAAAACCGGCAACCCAACACAAACCCAACACACTTAAAACCCTTATATATCAAAGCCTTCAAAGCAACTGTGTTGAGTGTGTTGGGTTTGTTGGGTTTTTCGGTCCTCGCGTAGAAATTTTTTCTCGCTTCATCAGCCCCGTTCAGTCGCTGCAACAACACACACGCATGCGCGCGCGCGACGCCAAACCCAACACACCCAACACACACCACGCAAAGCCCCGCCGTTGCTGGCCTCTCGCTGTGCTGGGTTCGCAAACCCAACCCAACACAACCCAACACACCCAACACACATTCAGTCGTATTCATGCCGCAGCCCCCTTCAAGTGGTCCCAGCCGTCCACATCCCAGCCCGCCAGCTTCGCCTTCGCCCGCCACCCCGCCACATGCTGGCCAAGCGCAGCTGCGTTCATAGATGGGGGCAGGGAAGAGTCAGGGTCACTGGGAAAGAAGAAGGCCCCGAAGCGCCGGTTCGCCCCCTCCGTCCAAGGGATCGACCGCGTCTTCTCCACCTCGGAGCTGATGAACAGGCTGAACTTCGTCTGGCTCATCGCGTGTTCACGGTTGCGCTGGCACCACTCGAGGAACAGCGCATAAAGGTCCGTCGAAAGGCACGCACCCCAGAGCTTGTGCCCCAACTCGCCGTGCTGCCACTGATTGAGGAAGGTCTGCCAGCCAGCACGCGATAACGCCACCAGCCGCTGCCGGGCATCCGTGTGCGGTGGCCGAGTGCGCTCGTTGAAGTCGCCCAGGTCCACATCCAGCAGCCAGCCATAAAGCGCAGCCACGCCACCGTTCGCCAGTTCCGCACCGATCGCCCGCTGCCGTTCCTCCGGCAACGTCTCTAAAGGCCACATCACCAGAAAGCGTCGGTCCGACTCACTGATCGGCCACGGCAGGATCTCGTTCGAGAGGAACACCGCATTCATATGGTTGGCTTCCTCCCAACCATTGATGAACTTCGATTCCATCCGCACCATCTTGCCGGTGATCAGATGCTTGATCTTGCCAACCTGGTTGTAACGCTGGTCGCGGCTCACGACTTCCTCGAACACCGCCCAGAGCTTCCGGCTCTGCCAGGCATTGAAGTTCGATTCCAACTGCGTCTGGCCCACCGTCGCCGCATACGGCCCATACAGCGCCCCGAGCGTATCGGCGAACAGCAAGCTCTTGCCCGAGCCCTCCATCACCGAATGCATCAGCACAGCCGTGTCCAGCTTCGCGCCCGGGTGCTGCAGCGGATAGGCCAGCCACTTCACCAGCCACTGCAACGGCGCGTCCTCGTGGTTGCACAGAAACGAGATCAACCACCGCAGGTTCTCGCACGCCGCGTCATCGCGCACCGGCTCAAGCGGCAGCCCCTCGAAGGTGTTGATGTACACCGCCGGGTCCTTCGTCATCGTCGGGTCGAACACGATGTGGTCCACATCCACAGTCCGCCGCTCGGCGCTGTTCAGCCACAACGCATAGGCATCGCCCAGCGCCATCTTCACCGCGCCTTCCGGAATGCGCCGCTTCTTCTCGCGGTCCCATACATCCTTCGTCCCGTCGATGTACACATACCGCTCGATGGGCGTCATCCCCAGCGCCGAGGCCTTCTTGCCAGCCATCCGCCGCGCCTGCTCAAGCTCGCGCACCGTATCCGCACCGATCAGCTTCTTGGCCACGTCATCCGCCCAGGCCTTCGCCAGCGGCTTGCTCACCAGCGCCTCGAACGCGGTCTTCTTCATCACCGCTTTCTTGTCCTGGTCCCAGACCTGCGTGGTGCCTTCCACCAACGCAAACCGCCGCAGGATCTGCTCACTGGTGAAGCCCACCCCCTGCCCCCCGGTGTCGGAGGAGCCGGCCGGCGCTGCGGCTTCGTCAGCGGATGGGGTCGGGGAAGGCTTGCCAGCAGCAACAGCAGCGTCGAGCTGCTGCGCTACCGCATTCAGCCCCCAGGCCACATGCACATCGTTCCAATCTTGCCCCGCCTCGCCTTCGGCCGGCTGCGTCGGGAAGGCCGCAATGCCGCCCACCTCACCCGCCGCCGCTTCCGCCTTCTTGCGTCCCGGGTTGCCGGGTTTCGTCGGGTCATCGTCACCGGCAACCACCAGCAGCGCATCCGGACATTGCGCCACCAGGTCACGCGCTACCGCCGGCATGTTGCCGGAGTCCAGCGCCATCGCTACCGGCCAACCCTTCGCCATATGCACACTGGCAGCCGTCGCATAGCCCTCGGCCTCGCCGATCACCGTCGCGCCTTCCAGCTCACCCAGCACATGCCGGCAACCCGCCTTGCGCCCGTACTTCGGGAACAGCTTCGTGCCCTGCTCGTTGATCGCCTGCAGGCTCCACAGCTTCCCCGCTGCATCGCGCAGCGGAATGGCAATGCTCCCCGCCTTGAACATCAGGAACGACAGCGAATCCGGCCGGGGCTTGGGCATGGCCGCGAAGAACTCGCGCGTCTCGCTCCCCACCCACACGTCGCAGCGCTGCCGCTCGTCATCGATGGCCAGCACAACCGTGTAATGGAAGTAGCCAACGCCAAAAGCCCCCACCCGCTTGCGTTCCAGGTAGGGGCTCTCGCCTTGCGGCTTGCAGTGCTTCGTCCAGATCAACTCGCAGGCAGCGGCCACGGTTTCGCGCATTACCTGCGCCCTCGCCTCGTCCGCTTCGATCTCAGCCTGGCGAACCGCACGCCGCGCTTCCGCCTCGGCATTCAGCCTGCGTTTCTCCTCGGCAGTGATCGGCTCCCGGCGCGGCCGCCAGCCCTCGTCCTTCGCCAGCTTGATGACCGTACCCATGCCCGTGCCCGCCTTGCGGAACGAGCGCCACACCGTCTTCGCATCCGCCGTGCTGTAGCTGTCAGCGGCGGCACTCCAGGTATCCCAGGCATCGAACCCGTTATTGCCGAACTCCGCCTTGATGCCCATGCCCACCTGCAACCAGGTATCGCGGTCACCGGCGGGGATGTACTGCAGCAGCTCGGGGAGATCGGCCAGGGTGAGAGGTACGCGCTCAGACATCGTCCGCCTCCCGCTCTATCTGCGTCCAGTGAACGGAACGCATACTTCTGCGAGTGCGCTTGCCGTTGATCGGCATAACACGCAAATAGCCCGCTTCACTGCCACCGCAAATGAAACGAACCTCGACCGGCATACGCCGCCCCGCACCATCCACGACAACTTCTGTTGCTCCCTCCCTGAAGATCTGCCGCATCTTTTCGCTCAGAGCCTTGCTCGCCAGCCTGTGCGCCTCCTGCGCATCAGTCAGAATCTGGAACTCGTGCATCAGTTGGCCCCCTGCGCTGCAATGGCTGCGTCGATAGCGTCAAACTTGGCTTTCTTGAAGGCCTCATCGTCCGCACGCAGGGCACCAGTGACAGTGAACCCGACGCTCGGGTACTGCTTGTCCCGCATGAACCCCTCTTCGACGTAGATCGCGTACTTGCCGCAGTCCCCGCGCGACGGGAGCAGCTCCACAACAACAGTCCGATGCCTCTCCAGCATGAACTCAAGCCGCGCACTGTCCTCTGTCGCAGCAGGCGGCCGCGGGGCGTCCGGCGCGGCGCCGGTACCGCAGGCTTTCACGGCCGCCGCGTAGATGTCCTTGATAACGTCCCAGGGCACTGTCACCCGTTCCGTGTACTCGATCTCGCCGCCGCATACCTCACAATCATCGTCGGCTTCGTCATAGGCGCAGCCTGAGCACGTCACCTCATGCCGAATGGTGAACTCACCGATCAGCGCGGCTTTCGCGCCGTTCTCTGCGGTCAACGTCTTAGGCATCAGCACATACCCTGCCGGCACCGCGTGTTCAGCAATTACCTGATCAACCACGGCGCACCCCCGCACTCATCTTGTCCTCAAACGCCTGGCAGGCGAAGCACATCCGGCAACCCTTCACCGCGTCGCGCCGGGCCTGCGGAATCTCGCCGCCGCATCCTTCGCACTCGGTCAGGCTTTCGCCCTGGTACTGCACGCGGCTGTCGATGATGCGCTGCAGCTGCTCGTCCTGCTCACGCTGAGCACGTTCGATCAGATGCTCATCCATGGCGCTGCTCCCCCATGGCCTGCTCCGCACCGGCCACGATGCCGAGAATCTCGCTGATCATCCGGTTCGCATGGCCGCGCAGTGTCTCGACCTCGTGCGCCTCCCATACGTTGTCCGCGGCGCCGTCATGCAGGCTGCCGACGAACTCGCCTTCGGCCTGCAGCAGCTTGCCCAGCGCCTTCAGCGCATCGCGCGTGGCCGGTACCGGCGTAGGCCGGAAGCTAACCACCCCATACACCTGCTCGAACCACGCCAGCACGGCCGGGCCCTGCACGAGCGCAATCACGCGCTCCACATCGTCCGCATGCAGGTGGTGGTCAGGGTAGGAACAGGAGAGGCGCTTCTGGAATGGGCCATACGGCTCTTCCAGAATCGCGCAAACGGCCGTGTGGCCCCCACGGATCGCCTCTCGGGCGTCCCTATCGATAGCCGCTTCCAGAGTGGTAAGCGGCCCGTGTTCAAGCGTAGTAGCGCGCATTGGTAGTAAACCCCGCTGGCTACCATAGCCATAGGCCAGGGCAACGCCCTATCCTATGGCCACAGCAGCAAAAACCCCGGTCGTATACGTGCTGTGTCCACCGGGGTTGCTGTTGAGGGAGTCAGGGGTGGTACCCGTCTCCCGGACCGCTGGGTCAAGGCTGCTTTACTTTGGTGAGTGGGCGCCTTGATTCCAGCCTCTACATCCACCTGCCGCCATGGCGTCAGGTTTGTTGCTCTGGCCCCTTGGCCTGCCGGCTCCGGTCTGCTGGTGAGACTCCCGGAACCGGCCCCCGCCGATACTGAAACTGTGCTGTGTCCTGGCGGGGTTGAAAGGGTTATGCAGCTTGGGCTGTACCTCGCAGGTATGCCCAATCCATATCCGGCCTCGTTTCCTCGCAAGGCACCACGCCACAGGATTCACGGTCGATGGCAATGGACAGCGCAGCGCTCGCGCGCCGGTGACCGTATGCGACCTGCTTGAGCTGCCCGGTGGACGTGTCGCAAGCCGCTGCCAGCTTCTCGAGCTGATCCTTGTCTAGGCCTTTTATGTAATCGAGTAAGGTCATGGATTACCTCCGTGACGTGACTTTAGCAACTGCTAACGCAGGCCGCAATAGCAGACTGTAATTTACAGTTCGCTAACGGCTGGGGATCATCGCGAAATGGATATTTACGAAACCCGCATCAAGAACCTGCGCGAGATCATCGGCGATAACCAGCTGAAGGACTTCGCTGACGCGTTCGAACTCGACCCCTCATACCTGTCGCAGTTGCTCAACGGCCACCGCCGCATGGGCGAGCGCGCGGCAATGTCGTTAGAGCACAAGCTGGGCCTCATGGCCGGAACGCTGGGCCAGTCACCTCTTCGTGTCGGTGCGGGAATTACGCTGCTTCAGACCATGCGTGCAAAAGGCCTTCAGCCCGCCAAGATCAGCGAATACGACCAGGCATCAAAATTGACCTTCAGGTGGGAAAAGCTCGACGAAGAGCAGGCCGCCGAGATGGACAGACGTCAGCGGCTTACCTTCGAACAGGCTGTGGATGAAGACAACGAACCGGCGATCCAAGAGCTGCGGAAGGCCTATCAATCGGCTACGCCGCAGGATGACCTCTTCCCGGAAGCGCTGGCCGTAGCAGAAGGAACTGTTCCAGTGGTTGGCAAGGCGATGCTAGGAACCGACGGATACTTCGAGGAAATGGACTACCCCGCAGGCTCTGGCGACGGCCGCCTGCTCATTTCCAGCACAGACCCCAACGCGTACGGCCTGCGGGTCGTAGGGACGAGCATGGCGCCACGCATCAAGAATGGCGAGTTCGTTTTGGTTGAGCCGAACCACACCTACGTTAGTGGCGATGAAGTGCTGGTCAAGACCATCGACGGCAAGGCCATGATCAAGGAGTACATGTACTGCCGTGACGGCCTGTTCCGCTTCGACAGCGTCAACCCAGGTAACGAGCCGATCTATCTACCGGTGGACCAGGTCGAGAAGGTTCATTATGTGGGCGGTATCTTGAAATCGTCACGCTTCTCACCTGACCTGAATTAGCAAACTCAACCACAGATTAGCATTTGCTATTGCACGACTGATTAGCGCCTGCTAACGTTGTCGCGTACCCACTCACCACGGGATCGCGACAATGGACACAGCACAGCACAGCAGCACCCGCTGCCCGGTCTTTCTGCACCCGGCAGCGGCATCCAACCCCTTCACCGTGCGCCGCATCGAGCGTGAAACCGGCCTGATCGCACAGGTCACCTTGCGCACGGCACAACTCAAGCGCCACACCCGCCCCACCTTCGAGAGCTTCGGCCCGTTCGGAGGCGACTGCGCATGAGCACCTTCTCCCTCACCAGAGGCAGCGAAGCGGCCCTTGGCATGCTCGCCAGCCAAGCCGGCAGCGAAACCCTGCTGCTCACCCAGCCAGCACGCGAGCTGCGCGCCGAGCTCAGCATTGAGCCCTTCACCAGCGACAGTGGCGATCAGCTGCTGGCCGTGCTGTTCATGCGCGAGCAGCGCCACAGCATGACCCTCCAGCGCAACGACGGCGCCAACGTCCAGCACCTGGCCGATTGGATCGTGGCCGTCGCCAACGGCACGCTGGATACGGCCGAGGCCGTTCCGCAGCGCGCTGATCCGAGCGACTTGGCAGCTGCCACGGCGGCATTCCACGCCGCCGCTCACGAGCTGAACGCTCACGCAGAGCCAGCCCCGGCGCAGGATGAGCAGTACCCGCCATGCGATTTTTGCGGTGTCATTCCAGACCATCACCCTTGGCACGGCAGCGGGATGTTCAAGGGCTTCGATAGCCCGCACATTCATGCGTGCAACGACTGCCGGCACCTGCTGCCCAGTCGCCCCGCGCACACCGAGCAGCAGCCGGAGCAGATCAGCCTAGAACCAGCGTTACACAAGCTCTGCGCGGAATGGGAGCGCCAGAAACGCCTGTTTCCTGAGTTGAACCGGGGCGGCTGGATGGACCTCGCGATCTCAGAAGCTCGCCGCGCTCTGTCGGCCACCAGCCCCAAAGCCTGAGGCCAGCCAGCATGAACCGCACCCTCGACCAGGCCGCCGCCGTACTCGGCATCGGCCCGCGCAAGATGCGCGCCCGTATGCGTGAGCTGGGCCTGCTCAACCACGCCGGCGAGCTGATCAGCACAGAGCGCGGCCGGGGCCGGCTGTTCGTCGATACCCGCAGCCGCTGGAACCCGGCCATCAAAAGCTACACGCACTACGGCGTCGTCATGGCCACCGAGGCCGGCATCGCCTGGCTGGCGGAGCAGCTCGACATCACCGTCACAAAGAAGGACGCCGCCGCATGACCACCTCTGCCACCCAACACGCGATCGGCGCGCTCAAGCTCACCAGCCTGCATCTGGATCACCCGAGTGTGGTACCGGCCAGCGTGCTGCGCGGCGCCTGCTCGGAGGCCATCGTCCACCTGCAAGCCAACCAGCCCCACGCGGACGACCTCGGTCGCCTCTGGTGCGCGCTGTTCGCCGTGCTGCCGGCAGGCTACCTGCCGCACGTCACGCTCACCGCGGAGCAGGGCGCACCGTTCGCCTGCGTCATCACAGATGGCACCGGCAGCGTGGTCGACCGGCAGGCCGGCAAGACCATCGAAGGCATCACCGAACTGATCCGCCTACGCCTCCCGGCGGGGCGCGGGGAGGTGCTGCCATGAAGCCACAACCGCAAACCACGCTCGACACCCTGCGCAGCCGCTACCCCGGCAACTACATCACTGCCGAGCAGCTGCTAGCCGATCACCTGCCGCACATCACCACGGTGAAGCACCTGCGCCGCAAAGTCCGCGAAGGCCAGCTCAACCTCAAGATCCGGCAGCTCGACCCCAGCTCCAACCGCAGCCCCTGGGTCATCTACTTATACGATCTGGCCAACTGGCTGGATCAAACAGCCGCCGCGCAAGCGGCATAACCCGCCCCACCAAGGGCAACCAAAAGAGGCACAGCACGCCATGAAACCCACAGACACCAGCGAGTTCATCAACTCCCTCAACGCCAGCGTATTCGCCCAGCAGGTCGGCCGCGCTCTCTCCGACGTCGCCGCCGGCGTGGTCGACCACGGCAAGCCCGGCGAGGTAACGCTCAAGTTCAAGCTCAAGCAGATCGGCCAGAGCAACCAGGTCACCGTCAGCCACACGCTGGACTTCGTGCAACCCACCAAGCGCGGCAAGAAGCGCGAGGACACCTCCCTCGACACGCCCATGTACGTAACCGAGAACGGCCTTGAGCTGTTCCAGACGAGCCCGACCGACCAGATGTTCACCCGCGAGGAAGCGCCGGTTAAAGCCCGCGAAGTCTGAGCCGCATCACCAAGCCCCACTCACCAAAAGGAAGACACAGCATGTCGCTGAGCAAAGAAGCCATCCAACACATCGAGTCCCAGGCCGTCATCGCGGCAGCCAAGCCGATCACCATTGCGGACGGCACTACCGTAGCGGTACTGCCAGAGGGCATTCGTCTGCAGCCGCTGGAAGCACTCCAGCCGATGCGCGACCGCTTCCGCGGAACCATGGCTACCCACTCCCTGCAGGACTTCATCAAGTACACCGAAAGCCATGACGTGATGGACGACAACGCACCGGCCGCCGCGCGCGGCTTCATCGATCAGGACGCCATGCGCGCCACCGTCATCTTCAACCTGGGCGAACCCGGGGCCGCAGGCCACGGCGATGACGTAGCCGTGCTCACCCTCAAGCCCACCGCCGCCTATTCCGCGCTACAAGGCGTAGTCGGCCGGGCGCTCAGCCAGAAGGAACTCGCCGAATGGCTGGAGGACTGGCTGCCCAACCTCGAGGCGCAAGACGGCGAGACAACCCTGCAGATGCTGCAGGCCATCAACGCCGTGCGCCGCATGGTCATCAAGGCCACCAGCCAGCGCGACAGCAACGTCGGCGACTTCTCCGCCAGCCGCTCGGCCATGGACGAGATCGAGGCCAAGAGCCAGGACACCCTGCCCTCCGCCTTCATCTTTACCACCGTGCCGTTCGAAGGGCTGGACGTGGCAGATATCAAGCTGCGCCTGTCCGTCATCACCGGCCGCGACGAGCCACTCCTGAAACTCCGGTGGGTCGGGGAGGAAGCCCAGCGCGAAGCCTTCGCCCAGGAATTCAAGGACGTGCTCGAGCAGGAAGTCGGCGGCCTGGTGCCGCTCACCATCGGCACCTTCTCCCTCGATAAATAACCACCACCAACAACCTGCCGGCCTCACCAGCCGGCGGGCTCAAACGGGACACAGCACATGAACTTCACCACCATTCAGATCATCGCCTTCATCGGCGCAGTCGCCGGCATGGCCATCGTGTTCGGCCTCGGCTTCTATGAGGGCCTGCGCAAGGGCAAGCGCGAGGCCTTCGACATCGGCTACCAGCGCGGCCTGCACGCCCACCGCTATGAACTCACGCAGGCCCGCCGCGAGGTGGCCGAAGCCAAGCACAGCCTCACCATCAGCCGGCTCAACGCCGCCCAGGCACTCGAAGCCACTACCGTTGAGCTGGACGATTGCCGCGCCAAGCTCGCCAACCTGCAAACCCGCGTCATCACCGAAGACGACGCCAACCAGCTCGTGGCCATGGCCGACAAACTCAGCCTGGCAGCCAACGTCTTCGCAGGCATGGGCTCGCACGACCAGGCCACCACCGCCCGCAAGCTCTCCACCAGCGCCCGCGCCCTGTTCGACCGCTACTGGCAAACCCTGCCGGTGATGGACGTGGAGGTGATGGCATGAAAATGGCCAAACCATCAGAGAACGACATCGCTGCAGCAGAAGAGCTGATGCATGTTCTGCAATTGATAGACGCCCGATTTGGTGGCCCTTGGTCAGAACCGGACGCCGGCGACAGCCTCAGCGAGCTGCTGGCCAATGGTGAAGAGGCCTTCGACAGCGACAGTGATCTGCACCTGCGCACGCTCTACAACAACCTTGCCCGTCTGCTCCGCGATGCTCCGAACTTTCACGGCCGCGTCATCAGTGGCATGTGCCACGTCATCATGTTCGAGATGAATCAGATTCTCGACCCTGACTCGGACTGCATCGACCTGCACCCTCGCTTCGCCAAGCAAGCCAAGAGCAACACCGATCTGCGCTCTGCGCTGGCCGAAGCAACCGAATGTCTCAAGCTCGCGCTAACCGGCGGGCAAGTGCCGGCAGCACGTGCTGGTCGCGCACTTGTGCAGGCCAGCGAACTGCTTGGCACCGAGCAGGGGGGCCAACCATGACTTGGATTCTCACCCGCTCCGGCCGCCGCTTCGACCTGCTTGCGCCGAAGGCCGACCAGGTCAGCACGCTGGACATCGCCCACGCCCTGTCGCAGCTATGCCGCTTCAACGGCCACACCAGCCGGCACTACTCGGTCGCGCAGCACAGCCTGCTGGTGGCCAGCATCGTCCCGGCCGAACACCAGCTCGCCGCCCTGCTCCACGACGCCACCGAGGCTTACGTCGGCGACATGGTGCGCCCGCTCAAGCTCGGCATGCGCGAGTTCTATGAAGCGCAGAGGCTGGTTTCGCTGTACGACGAGGTCGAGCGCAAGGTCTGGCTGGCCATCTGCGAACACTTCCACCTCGAACCGGAACTGCCCGCCTGCGTGCACGAGGCGGACATGATCGCCCTGGCTACCGAGCGCGCCCAGCTCATGCCGGAACACGCCGGCGAATGGGAATGCCTCGCCGGCGTCACGCCGCTCAACAAACCGCTGGAGAACTGGACCCCCTCCCGGGCATTCCTGCACTACCACAACCGCCTGCTCGAGCTGATGCAGTCCACCCACCGCGCCCGCGCTCGCTCCACTTGGGAGCGCGTCGACGCCGAACACACAGGCGCCCCGGCGCCGCAGTGCTTGTGAGGTGGCCATGGACAACATCTTCCGCATCCACCCGCAACCCGCGTTCAACTTCAACGGCCTGGTGATCGACAACTTCGCCGGTGGCGGTGGCGCCTCTACGGGCATCGAGCTGGGCCTTGGCCGCCCCGTCGACATCGCCATCAACCACGACCCCGAAGCCGTGGCCATGCACGACATCAACCACCCGCACACCAAGCACTTCTGCGAATCGGTCTGGGAGGTCGACCCACGCGTTGTCGTCGACGGTCGCCCGGTCGATCTGTGCTGGTTCAGCCCGGACTGCAAACACTTCAGCAAGGCCAAGGGCGGCGCCCCGGTGAAGAAGGAGATCCGCGGCCTCGCCTGGGTCGCCATCCGCTACGCCGCCACGGTCAAGCCGAAGGTCATCATGCTGGAGAACGTTGAGGAGTTCGTGACGTGGGGGCCGCTGGCCACCGACGGCCGCCCCTGCCCGAAGAACAAGGGCCGCACATTCTCCAGCTTCGTCAACGCACTTCGCCGCCTCGGCTACCAGGTGGATTGGCGCGAGCTGCGCGCCTGCGACTACGGCGCCCCGACCATCCGCAAGCGCCTGTTCCTCATCGCCCGTTGCGACGGCCAGCCGATCGTCTGGCCCGAGCCCACTCACGGCGACCCGGCGAGCGAAGCGGTCAAGGCCAAGCGCTTGAAGCCATGGCGCACCGCCGCAGAGATCATCGATTGGTCACTGCCCTGCCCGTCGATCTTCACCCGCAAGAAGCCACTGGCCGAGAACACCCTGCGCCGCATCGCACGGGGCATTCAGCGCTACGTGATCGAATCGAACCAGCCCTTCGTTGTTCAGGGCATGGCACCTTTCATCACGGAGCACGCCAACGGCAGCACCCAGCGCAACATGCCGGCCGATGCACCGCTGCGCACCATCTGCGCCCAGGTAAAAGGCGGGCACTTCGCGCTGGTAGCGCCGGTGATCACCAAGTTCCGGTCGAATGACCGCGGTTCATCGGTCGAAGTCCCGCTGGCAACCGTCACGGCGAACAGCTTCATCAAGAAGCCCGGCGGCGCCGCTCCGATCGGCCTCGTCGCCGCCTTCCTCGCCAAGCACTACGGCGGCAACTACACCGGCCCGGGCAGCAGTCTCGAAAGCCCGCTACCAACCGCGACCACCGTCGACCACAACGCACTGGTCGTCGCGCATGTGCAGCGAGACTTCGGCAGCAGTATTGGCCACTCAGCATTGCAGCCCCTAGCAACGGTCACTGCAGGGGGCGGCGGCAAGTCAGCGTTGGTAGCCAGCCACTTGGTGAAACTGCGCGGCACTTGCCGTGACGGGCATCCAGCTGACGAGCCGCTCCACACGGTAAGCGCGGGCGGCAATCACATGGGCGAAGTCCGCGCCTTCCTGCTCAAGTACTACGGCACCGGCGACGGCCAGCCGCTGCAGGAACCACTGCACACCGTCACCACCAAGGACCGCCACGCACTGGTGATGATCAAGGGCGAGCCCTACCAGATCGTCGACATCGGCATGCGCATGCTCGAGCCGCACGAACTGTTCGCCGCTCAGGGCTTCCCCGCCGATTACATCCACGACCGCACCGCGGGCGGCAAAAAGCTCAGCAAAGCCGCCCAGGTTCGTATGTGCGGCAACAGCGTCTGCCCACCAGTAGCCGCCGCCCTCGTCCGCGCCAACCTCGTGGACGTGCAGCCGAGCGAGGTGGCTGCATGAGCCAGACCCTGATCGTTTCGACGGACCAGCGCACCCCGGATCAATGGCAAGGCTGCCTACGCGACGCTGCCTTCGCCATTCTTTGGCGCTGCGCGCACAAACACACTGGCAGCTATCTGAAGGCTGTTGAATGCGCCAAAGCTGAACGAGAGCGCCGGCAGCCTACGCCAGTACATACAGGCCCAGCCCCCGAAGGCGCCACCCATATTGATAAGGAGAGCAGGAGCTTTTATCGACCAGACGACGAGTACCACCTCGTCCAGGTCTATCGCAGAGGTCGATGGATAGGCGAGGCCATGCGCGCCTCCAACTTGCTCGTTAGCTCCTCGTTCATCACGGTGCGCGGCGCCCCGCCCAGGGTTCAGCCTGCAGAGCAGAGCCCCACTGCCTCACCCGGCGCACCGCAGAAACAACAACAACAAATGTTCGACTTCGGGACATCAGCAGAGGATGCAGCATGACTTACTCCATCTTCTACAGCACCGAAATGCCCAACGACATCGCCCAGGTCAGCGGCCGCCTGCCGCGCAAGCCACAGCGCTGGTTGATGGAATGGCTGGTCAAGACGCCAGACGGGAAGACGCACGTGGACAACTCCCGCACCATCCAGCGCGCCACCTATGAGGAAGTGAACGCAATCATGGGCGCCATCATCGACGACATCAAAGCCGAGATCGGCGAGCTGGCCAGGTTCATCAGCTACCGCCTGACCTGCCACGGCGGCACCAAGAAGCATCGCAAGGGAGGGAAACGCCGTGGTCGCGCTTGAAGGATACCTGCGCGAGGAGCAGGTGCTGGAGGTTACAACCCTGTCCCACGCCACGCTCTGGCGCGAGATCAAGGCCGGCCGCTTCCCGAAACAGGTCCGGCTTTCGCCAGGCCGAGTCGGTTGGCGGGCATCCGACCTGCGCCTTTGGCTGGAGGATCCGGAAGCGTGGAGCAAACAGGCGGCGTGACGGCTATGGCTTCACGCCAGCCACATCTACAAGCCAGGTAGCCCAACCCTCGAGGCCCTGGCTTTTTTCTTTCAGGTAGTCGTAGCGGTCATAGTGCTTCGACGAAACATCGCTGAACGCATGCCCCTGGATGCGATCGCGCAGTTCCTTGCTGA